TCCGCAAATCTTGCGGAGCTTACAGGCTACATAAAAGCTAAACAATAACAATATGCCAAGCAAATATGTTGAAGTCTACAAAGAAATATACAAGGGCAATGGAGTGATGAGTGAGCGTGTGAGAATGGCAATGAATAAACATTCCGTGCCACTTTCATTTAAGTCGTTCCATCGCATGTATCAGGCGTGGCGAAACCACAACTATGGTGAAGAAAAGTTGCAAGACCATGTTTCCGAAGTCAGGAAATTGGTGCAGCCTACCGGGCAGCTCGACAAGTTGAAGTATTCACTCGGTGCATTCGATGAGATAGTAAATGAGTTGAAGCCTGATGTCAATCAGTTTGACCTGCCCGCATCACTTGAATCAAACTATCAACCGTACAAGCTACCGACAAATCACAACGACATCCTTTTATTAAGCGATATACACGTTCCGTATCATAACATACCAGCGTTAACGCTTGCGTTGAAATACGGGCTTGAGAACAACGTAAACACGATACTGCTCAACGGTGACGTTATCGACTTCTATGCAATCAGCAGATTTGAGAAAGACCCGCGCAAAAGAAACTTAGGCCATGAGGTATTGATGACACGTCAATTCTTAGCCACACTGCGCAAGCTATTCCCGAACGCCGCTATCTATTACAAGTGCGGCAATCATGATGTGCGCTATGACCATTATTTAATGCGCAATGCACCTGACCTTTTAGGCATCAATGAATTTAGTTTTGAGTCGGTAATGCACTTAGATCAATTAAACATCACCTTCATTCCGGATAAGCAAATCATACACGCGGGCAACTTGACAATCTTGCACGGTCATGAACTCGGTACATCGGTATTTAGTCCTGTAAATATTGCGCGTGGTTTGTTCTTGCGTGCAAAAGACAATGCGCTGTGTGGTCATCACCATCAAGCAAGTGAACACAGTGAGCCGAACATTAAAGGAAAGCTTACAACTTGCTGGAGCGTGGCGTGTCTGTGCGAGCTTCATCCTGACTACATGCCCATCAACAAACATCACCACGGCTTTGCGCACATTAAGGTGATGGACACAGGTGAGTTTGAGGTAAGCAACTACCGTATCGTGAACGGCAAGATTAGATAATGAAAAAGCCCCCGACGTTTCAGGGGCTAGTCCAATCAATAACATAAAAACAATATACTAATCACTGCGGCAAATATACACTATGAAACGCAAACCACATCCGAAAGTAGTACATCGTAAACTTGGACGTGAGCGTGCTCATGGTTTGTATTTGAATAACGTGATTGAGATTGACCCTACGCTAACACCTATGCGCTACATGATTGTACTCATTCACGAATATCTTCACCACATTCAACCTGAGTGGAGTGAGGAAAAGGTGGATGCGGAGGGCGAGGCATTGGGCAGGTTTCTTTGGAAACAAGGCTTTCGCAAGGTGCAGCAGTAATCAAAACTTATCTGATATACCGGCTTCAACTAATTCACCCGCTAACCATTCACGCATCTTACCTACTAACTCATACTGGTCTTCGGTTAGGTCTTGATACTTTTCAAGGCTGCGCAGATGCTGCCTGAATTCATCAATCATGTCAAAGTATTTCACACCATTGATAGCGCAATCAAATGCGTGTTGGTCTTCGTGTAGATCAAAGGTTAATGTTGCTGTCATCTTGTTCGGTTTTATTTGGTAATCCTGCTTTGCAATCTTTATAGCCTTGATTGTATGAGTCGTGGATGTGGTTCATTTCAATCGTTTGTGCTGCTACTAAGAATCCTTCCATTTGTGCCCATGTCATTTGTATGGCCTGACCTTTAAACTTTCGTTTAAGTACAAGGTGTAGTCTACGGATTGCTGTTTCCTTTTTTTCCTGTGTCATTCCGTTTTGGTTTTTGGATTATTCAATTTTAGTATTTCATTCTTCACATGGTGGTAGTATGCCTTGACTGAGTAGAACTCACCTGTGCCTTCAAAGTCTTGCATGATTTCACTAGGTGCGTTGCTTATTGCTTCATCTACGCAATGCAGCGCAGCGTTAATAGCCTTGATATGCACCTCAACTAGGTGGCCTTCCTGCTTGCCATTCTCGATGATGTCAAAATAGTTCGAGTACAGTTGCCATGCCTTTTCCTTTGCTTTCATTTTTGAGTTTATTGATTAGTTCGATAACCTGTTCTTTGTTGTAGTAGTGCTGCATTGAATTGCGCACGTGGTCTTTGAGTTGATCTGTGGTCATGATTCAATTCTTTTATATGCTATGTTATCAAGAAAATGAAACATGTGATTTGCTAACTCCATGACATCATAATAATTCATAGTTCCTGAACCACATTGTGCTTTAACTATTTCGGTTGCCATTCGTAAGGCCAACTGTCTATTGTTCATGTTTTCGCTCATAGTGCTAAAGTATTAAGGTATTCACGCCACATCGGTACACGCTCCTGAAGCTTTGCGATTGCATCGGCATCGAACTCTACAACCTTTTCATGTATGCGCTCCTGCACTGGTATATCATACACCCACTCGCTAAGGTCGGTGTCTAGATTTGCATCCTGGTAATCGTTTAGAAATTGCTTCATGTCATAAATCATTGAACGCTCAATGCCTTGCGCTTTCTTTAAGAAGGTAGGGTCTGACTGTGCGTCGATTAGATTCATGCGGCGTGCAAGCTTGTACTTTTCATCATTAATCATTTGTAATGGTGCGTTGACTAGGACAAAGCAGAACGTAGCACGAGGCGCACCTGTTAGCCACATGTAGGCTTGGCCTTGCCAAAAGTAATCCTTGCTCAGGTCGTTTGCTTTTGCATCGTGGAATGTGTAGATGTCCCATGACGATTTGATATCCGGCACATTCACAACCAAATCCGTTTCGTCGTCTTTGATAAGCAAGTCAGGTGTACCCTTCACAAAGTCATTCGTAAACATCTGCTCATTCTTGAATACAATCTGTTTGCGTTCACGACGCCACATGTCTATGGCATCATTCTCAACGGCTAGACCTTTCTCGATGTACTTGTTGCTAATCTCTTTATAACGCTTGTAACGTTGCTGCACATAGACCTCCAGCAGTGCGCTCTTTGTTGTTTCGCTCAAACCTGTTTTGGTTCGTGCATCGGTCATCAACTTTCCTAGTTGTGACGCTCTAAATAATACTTGTTCCATTTGCTTTTGTGTTATTGATTTGACTGCTAATGTAGCAGAAGTTCGGAAATTCCGAACAACTGCCACATCTTTTAACATTTACACGCCTTCGCTAAATTGACGCATCTCATCACCGCGATCAATAAGAAAGTTGCGGCGGTTGTTTAGTTCCTGATATACCTGCGCAAGCACTTCACTACTGCATGCCTTCTGGATGCGTGTGCAGTCCATTAGCGTCTCGGCATTGTTGATTAGGTCTAGTACATAGGCAATATCTTTATCACCGCCCTGTGGTAACTTGCCTTTAAGATTGAATGCCTTGTATACGTCTGCATTCTTGCGGTTAAGGTCACGGCCAAACAACTTACCAAATGACAACGCTGCGTTCTTTATGCACTCGGTTTTGAGTTTAGGGAAGGCAAGGTCTAATGCATTCGGCTTTTTGTTGTCTGCATTCAACGCCCATCGGTTGCGCTCTACGTTGTCAAGGTTCTGCGGTGCGCGGTCCACCATGATGATGATTGAAGCTGCCCCGGTGCGGCGTATTTCGTAGCCGCTTATCGGATGTATTGCAATCAAATCAATGCTGCCTACTACTTCATTTGCCATGCGTTCCCATCTGAAGTTTTCAGTTCTCCAATGCCCGAAGAACATTTCATCTAGTGTGGTCTCAACGTGTGAGATGACCAGCGTCTGTGCTTTGAGGTCGGGAGTCTTTTCAATACCGGCTACATCGGGCGTGGCGTTAAGCATCTGCTGAAACTTCTGCAATGCTTCAAGATTGTCTTTGTGAATACTGTTATTCATGTTATTGATTTTAGGATTTAAAGATACGGATTAATAGCGCATTAAGCAATCATTCAACTCTTGACAATAGTTAAGAATTGCAAAAACGATTGCGGTGTACACTAGATACTTGATGACTTTACTTGCTTTCATGTTATTAGATTTAAAGGTGAATGTGCGTTGATGAGCCGCACCCCTCGTTTGATTAAATTGATTTTAAAAATTCTGCTACTTTACCAATGGTTGTATTGTTGATCAAATCCTGAATACTCTCATATGAGTTCTTGCGGGTAGTGCCAAGATAGTTAACAGTAGTGATAACGCAGTCAGTGTAAATGTTTACTACTACTTCAAATCCTTTTGATACTTCGATTGTGTGTGTCATGACTTTTTGTTTTTGTTGTTATTGATGGGACAAATATAGGGTGCAATTTCTTGCACCACCAAAAGTAAACTGTTAAAAATTGTTAAAATTTCAAACGGTTACAGATTGTAACCACCTCACGCCCACGAATAGCTGCCGTAATTCGGGAATAGTTCGAAGTATACACGCATCATAATTGCATCGGCGTAGTCAGGAGACTTGCCATGAATGCGCGCTATTTCATCCTTACTGATCACTGCAAGTTTGCCATCGGCTTCGGGTTGCCTGCGGCGTATCATGTCCAGTTCTTGGATGATGACAT